GCTCACGGGTGCCTCCTGAGCGCCAGCAGCAGCCCGCAGCGTCCGCAACCCACGGCGATACAGGATCGCGTGGAATAGCTCGGCTTTTTGGTCGGGCGGCATGTCTAGGATGGTGGTTACTGACCAGCCGTATTCGCTGGCGAACAGGTCGATTTCAAATGCAACGTCGCTGGGCGGATCTCCTCGGTCGTCGGCTTTCCCGGCGAGTCGTCAACGGTCACTTGCGCCTCCCGGTGGCGGTCCATAACTCCCCGCGTGTAGTCGTTGATTGCCCCGAAGTCGTCGGCGCTCAGCTCCCACTCGGCGGCTTGGATCGCGGCTTCAGTCGCCGCCTTGTCCTTGACCAGCTTGGCGGCTTCCGCAGGCGGCAAGGACTGGAACACGGCGAATGCCAGGATTGCGGCCGTCCCAAATGCAGCGTCACTTTGGTCGGGCAGGATTTCGCGCAAAACCGGGAAAACCCGCGTCTCGAAAGCGATTACATAAGGGCGGAGCTGCACGGTTTCGCCGCGCAGGGTGATAGCTGGAGGTTCAGCTTGGAATGAGCTCATTGCGTATTGTTTGGTTTGAATCTATTTCGAGTTCGGCAACCCAATTTCGGCCCACATCGGAAATGTAGAACCGGCGGATGCCTGTTGGAGTTTTCACGAAAACCTCGGCATATTCAGTGCATCTCAGCCGCAGCCTTGCCCTTCCCGGCGGCAGCCCCACGATTGGCTTGGTTTCGGAGGGGATTCCGAAAACCGCCAAGAGCCTGCCATGTGATGTGGGCATGCTCATCTCCGGTAGAGTAGCTTTTCGAGCTGGTCGAGTTGCGCTTGCTCCATGTCGCGGCCAATCAAGGCGGTTCGCCCACGATGCTTGATGGCGGCAAACTGCGGCCCGCTTTTTTTGATGAAATCAACCATGCGGTTGTGGCAGTCAAACGCGCACCAAAGAGCGTGGAGCAGCGTGTCCGGGTGGCTCGTCCGCGCCGGGTCGATAGTTGACCACACTGCAAAGTCGGTGCCAGCGCATTGGTTGAAGCGGAACCTGTAGCGCCCGTCTCGGTACGCCACGCCGCTGATCGGATGCCCTAGCTTGACCATGCAAGCCGCCATCTTGGCGTCGTCCGTTTTGAGGAAGGGGACGGCGGCAGGAGTGCAATCAAGCGTGCCCTCCTTGATGCTGCGGGCGATCTCCGCGTAGCCAAGGAACGCCTGCTTGATGTTCACAAGCGGGCAATCGGGATTTGCCTTCGCCCATTCCCGGTCATCCCATGCCTTGATCATTTTTGCCGATGAATCACCCTTTGGGGATGACTCCGCGAAATGCCATGTGATGCGGATTCCGTTGATGCCATCGCCGGAAATGGACGTTAGCGAACGGTGAACGTCGAGCGGCACGTCGAGCGCATAAAGCGCGGCGGCAAGTCGCGTGTTTGTGGTCGCGCCTGCCTCGCCGGTGATTCCGACAAATCTTGTTTTTGGTAGCATCTTGTTGCGTCGCTGTTAGGCGAGAATGGTCGGCGAGTATTTCACCTTAACCGAAATGCGCTTGTAGTCTTCCGACGTGCTGGAGCGGGTCACGCCTTGGATGATGTAGGTGCCGCCGGTGACCGCGCCAATGAGGTGATCGGCGGGAGCGGTGGCGAGAGCGATGGCGCTTGCGAGGGTGCCGGAAAATGCGGAAGTGGCAGGCTCGAAACCATCAAGAGAAATGTCGATTCGCTCGTTGTAATAGGCTTCTCCAGTGTCGTCGCCAGAGATGTTCTTTACCTGCTTGGAATCCTGCGCGTAGTCATAAGATGCGGAGTCCAGAAGGAAACCGGTCTGTTGCGCGGCGATCCCGAAAACGCCGGTGGTTGTGCCGAAACTCGTCATGCCCTTAGCAGCATGTCAAATTCAGCTTGTCCGACTCACTAGGCATTCGCAGTTGAATTGCACCTCAAAGGTCGTTTCGTCCCAGCGCGTAGTCCCGCCGTCCATCTGGAAGTAGTCGCAGCGGATGCCCAGCCCGCTGGATGAGATGGCGTCGCGGACTATCGCCGTGCCGTTTAGCGCCTGCTCTATGGCATCCGCCCATGTCTTGAGTGTGGCGCGCGAGCTGCCGTCGCCGCTATGCACCCGGAGCGTGATTTCAACCTGGCAGCGCATGACGCCGGGAAGAGCCAGCGAATGCCGCTCCGCGTCGGCGACGTCAACCGCAATGGTCGGCAAGTCGATTTCGGTTAGCCCGCGAGCATCAACCACGGTGATTGATGCGTCCGGTTTCACCGGCTCCAGAATGGCAATGAGGGCGTTTGTTAGCTTGTCGGTTGTCATGGTCGGATTGCGTCAAGGACGCGTTGCATCTCTTTTTCGACGCCTTTGAAAGCGGCTTTCGTTGCTGAGTTGAGCATTGCCTGAGTCTGGATGCTGCCGGCCCATCGCACGGTGTTCGTGAGGGTCACGACGGTATTCATCCCGCGCCTTGCCACCTCCGCCTTGCCACGCGAGAGGTGCCGCAGAATCCATCGGCCCACGATTGCGCGGCGTCGTCCCGCAATGGGCGAGGTAACGCGCCCCAGTAGGCTCCCAGCGTGAATCCAAGCGCCTTTGACGATGCCGGCGGCGGCTTGCTTCTCGCGGATGAGTCGTTCCCGGTCACCAACGGCAATCGGATCGCGGCGGAATCCGCCCTCATCCCTGATGCCCTTCGGAACCTGCCCTCGATTGTTCCGCTTGGCGGCGTGGACGCTCGCCGCGTTGCCTTGCAGGCCGGTCACGTTGGCGTGCCTAACAGCTCGCGAAACCTGCTTGGCAATCGAGCCCTTGAATTTGTCGCCGGTTTTCTCGGTCAAGCCAAACGGCGGGCACTTCTGCGCGGCCTGCCGGGAGGCCTCGCGGGCGATGGCAATGATTGAGTCGCCAGCCGACCGCCCAACCTTGCGCTCATACTCGCGGATGAGTCGGCGGGTAGCGGCTAGGCTGTTGCGGTCTAGGGATACGCGGATCATTTGCTTTCGTTGGGGTCGCAGAGGTCAAAACGGATCGCCACATTGCCAATCCGAACTTGGTAAATTCGGAACTCAACGCCTCCCACGGTGCAACGCTTGCCCTTGAGTGCGGCAGGGTTTGCAACGTCGGGAACCTGCGCTGTTGCCATCGCCTGAACTTCCGGCTCAAGCCCGCCTAGAGCGCCGGTCGAGTCGCTGCTGTAGTCGTCCCAGACCACGGAAAATGTCTGGCCGTCGCATACCATGGTTTTCGTGCCCATCGTGGCATCAACCACGGAATGCAACCCGTTCAAAAATGTATCTAGCAAGCTCATTTCTCTTAAAAGGAAACCCCGCCCCCTTGCGAGGGCGGGGCGATGAACAGCACACAATCAGCGCGGGGAGGATTAGCCCATCAGGGTTGCCACGAACTCAGGTTTCCAGACCTTGACGCCGTAGAAGCACATGATCTTGATCTGGTTCATGCCGTATCCCTTGTAGAGTCGAGCGGAGAAGGAAAGGCCGGTTTCCTCGTCAAACATGGTGGCGATCTCCTCGCCCGCGTCGCCGCCGGGTGGTTGAGATGGTGGGCGCATGGCGAGTTCAATGGCGGATTTGTGCCAGCCCACGTTGGCGGTGTAGCTGTTGCCAATGGTAACAGCCTTTCCGTCAACAATCGCGCCGCGAAGGCCGGGATGATTGATGATGATGTTGCCAGAGGTAGCGGTGATCCCCGTCTTCACGACATATTTGCCAGCGGATGGGTCGTCCGCAACCGTGATGACGTCGCCAGCCTTGAAGCCGGTGCCGTTGACGGTGCCGCCGTCAACCGAGATGGTGGTCGAGCCGATACTGATAGCACCGTTGTTGATTAGGTAGGAAGCGCCCAGGCCCTTGGTATGAACTTGCACGCCTGCGCTGGTGCGGACCGAGAAGCCGGAAACGTTGAGCAGTTCGCCGCGACGAAGGGTGGCGTCAGTGCCAGCCTCGTTCGCTTTGGTCAGCGTCGAGAGGTTGCGGAGGTTGGTTCCCGCGGTCGTCGAGATTGCCAGCGAAAGCATCCCGTCATCAACCGGGCAACCGTTATCTTCAAGGATCTGGCGGAGCTCGTTGATCGTGTTGAAATTGCTAACAAAAGGCGCGGTCCCGGCTGCTCCCGTGGCGCGGCTAGCACCCTGATAGGCGGCGGCGCCGATGGCGGCTTCAATGGTGTTCCGGATCTTGCGCATGGCCTGCGCGTAGAGCGATTGCAACGCAAGCTCAGCTCCAACGGTGTTTGAAAGTTGCAAGAACTGCTCGCCCTTGAGCGGGATGCTCGAACCGGCGTAAGAGCTAAGGACAAGCGACTCCGTGGAGGTCGTGATGTCGGCAGCATCGGGCGGCGTCATGCCTGGGGCGTAGGTGGTCTCCAGCGTTGGTTCCGTAGAGCGCATGGAGGTCACAGTGCCGCCTGCGGAAGCACCATCAGTGCCGCCGTTGACGACGACGCCTTGCGCGAATCCGGTTGCCTCCCGCGCGACTTGGTCGCGGGCAACGTAGAGGATTTCAGTGAGTCCGGTGAGTGAGATGTCGTTTGGCATAATGGTCGAAATTTAGAGTGTGAAGAGGTTGTTAGTCGGTGAGCTTTCCGCCGTTGCGAATGTGTTCAGTTCGCTTGCGTTGCGAGAGGGCGTTAAATTGAGCGCGGGTGATGGTGTTTTGCGTTTCCTTGTCCTCGATGCCTTCAATTGGAGCGGGATGGCCGGAAGCCGCGAGTTGCCGGGAGGCTTCAATCGAAACCCTTTCGGCGGTCAGCTTGGCAGCGGCTTCAAGGTCGGGAATCTTGGCGTTCTCGGTTTCGAGATCGGCAATCCGCTCCTTTGCGTTGGCAAGGTCGCCTTGCGCTTCAGCTAGCGACTCGCGAGCGGTGGCAAGCTCGTTCTGCGCGGAGGCTAGAGATTCGCCAGCGGTGGAAATTTCCAACTCCAATTCGGAGACGCGGTTTCCAAGCCCGGAGATTTGCTCGCGGGCTTCCTTGTTAGTCAAAAATCCAAGTGCCATATTCTTTGTGTCGATGTCAAATTGCGCGAGCAACGAGCCATTGGCGGGCTTCTTCCGCGCTGCCGATGCCATCGATCAGCCCTAGCGCCCCCGCTCGCTCGCCGGAATACCAACCGGCCCGCCAAATTTCGGGGTCGATTTCCGCGCCAGCCTTCTCTCGGCCTGCGGCAACATGATCGCGAAACTGCCGCCCCGCCTGGTCGATCCCCTCTTGGAGAAACGCGATCTGGGCCGCGTTTGGCTCAAGGTGAAATGTGCTTTTGAGGTCAGCGCCTTCGCTGGTCAGCGCCTTAAACTCAATCCCGGATTCTTTCCAAAACTCAGAGCAATCCACCCAAGACATAATCGTCCCGATGTTGCCAACGGTGGCGGATTCGCTGGCAATGATGGCGTCGGTTCCAGCAATCAGCTTGTAGCACGCCGAGCAAGCTAGCCCCGAGCAATAGGCGGCTGTTGGAATTGAAATCTCCATGATTTCCCTCGCTGCCTCAACGCAACCAGAGACTGTTCCGCCGGGGGAATTGGCATGGAAAAGAATACCCTTTGCCCCTTGCTCGACGGCTGCCGCCACCTCCCCGCGAATAGTGGAGTAGCGGGTGCAAAGCCCCAGCTTCTCGTAGATGGCAGCGCAGGAATCCACCAATGCGCCATGAATGTGGATATGGGCAATTCCATCGGCATCCAAAACGGCTTCCGGGCGAAGCTCAAAGAAATCTTCGATCTGGATATTCAGCGAGTTTGCCTTTTCCGGCACGTCAAGGGCTGCAAGCGCAAAGGTTTGCATGCTTTCCGGCAGCATCATCCACTGCTTTCCCTTGATGCTCGACAGCATTCTGAGCTGTGAAATGGTTGGCGTGATGGTCTTCATGCTTCGTTGTCTTCCTCTGTTTTTTTACTTGGTTCCTTTTTGCCCGCGCTCATTTGCTCCTCGCTCATGTCGTTGGGCGTGAGCA